GTATTGTGCTGGGTTCATCTTCTGTACTTGAGATTCACGCAGGTAGCTATCAGCTTCGCTATCTTGAGGTTTACTCCTCGTAGCTTTTGTCTTAACTGTCTCAGCAGCACCCTTACTATTCTTCTTCTTAGGTTCTTTGCTAATTCCTCTGTCTGCTTTGTAAAGGTCAATTGCTCTTGCGGCTGATCTTGCATCATCATCATTCTCATATAGTGCATCTTGTACCCACTTAGGTTGTTCATCTGCCCACTCATGGAAGTCATCACTATCTCGTATCTCATCAAAATCAGGATGCAGTTGCATTAATGCTGCTTCAGCTTTTTCTTTACTTGCAGAATTATGCATTTCGTCAATTGTTTTAAGTCGTTCTTCTAATGCTGTAGCTTGTTCTTTTGCTTTTTTTACAGCGATTGTTTCTACAATAGCAGCTACATCAGGATATTTAGAAGCCCATTCTTCAATGTCTTCATCCGACTTAGGTAGTTTTATTTCTTTTTTAGTAGCAGCATCAAGTTGAGATTTTAAAGCAGCTAGTTCAGATTTAAACTCTTCTGCCTGTTTCTGTTGATGTCTACGTAAATCAGAGTAACGCTTCTTAAATGTTTTTTCTTCTGCGCCTTTTGGTTCTTCCTCAACTTCTTCTGGTTCTTCTGTTTCGCCTCTTTGTTCTTTAAGAAGTTGTTCTAATTCTTCTTCATCTTTTTTAGTGCGTTCCTCGCTTGTATAAGGTCGGCTCATCATTGATACTTTTTTTGGTGACTCTACCACCATTTCTTTTTGTTGTTCTTCAGACATTGTTTAGTCTCCTTGTTGGGGCCACCGTAGCCACACTGTTGGGTGTGGGGAGTGAGTAGCCAACATACGGGTTTTTATTTTTGAGAGGCTAAACCCTTACCTCTTTTTGAACGTGGCAATATAAACTCTCCAAGTGCCGCATCAAAATCATCGCCAAATACTTTGCGAATTACACTTCTAGCTTTTCCTGTCATTACCTTACGAATCATTTCTTTTTCTTCGTCAGATAAATTTTCGTATTCATCATACGCTCTTTGCAAGTCGATTTCCATTTTAGTTATTTAACTCCTCAAACTTAGCTAGTCTAACAGTTTCTGGTACTTTTGTCCAGATATGACCGCAAATAAATACGCCCGGATAAACCATTACATGTGCCAGCGCAGTGCGCCATGTATAAGGTTTGTTGCGAATATGATAGTCAAAGAAACTTTGCATAATACCTGACCAAAACCCTTGCTTACGTAAAAATGTTTTAGCAAGAAATTTACCCCAAACATCATAGCCAGAACGCCACCAATTAGGTTGTTTCATAGACCATACTGTAAGTCGGGCGAACTCACCTTGATGTGTCCAAACACCATGATGTACCATTTGAGAACAACACCAACGACCGCCGGGGCTATCGCTTTTTTCTTCTCGTGGTGCGCTTGTCACAACTGTTTTTTTACCTTGAGCATTTGTGCTAGTAACAGCATTACCTTTACTATCTGTAACAGCAGAAGTTTTATTTACTCTATCGGGTGGGTCACCACGCTCTTGTGCTTGTCGTTTAGCTGCAGCATCTGCTGCTACTTTATTTTTAGCTGCTGACTTTGCAGCACTTGAACTATAACCTTTGTTTCTATAATTTTGAGTTTGCCTATCTATTTGTTTATTTGTTTCTCTTTGCACTGCTGCTGCTAAACCCGGATCAACTTTGTCTTCCCGTACAACAGGACCAGAATCAGCAATACCTGCAGGGTCATCTGTCATTCTGTCTGTGTCAATGCGACCTCCCATTGCGCCGGGAGAAAACCTTCTAGCAGTAGTGCTAGGTGTAGCTGCACTAACACTAGCCCTCATTTTATTTGCTAACTCTTCCATGCCCGTTTGATCGCCAATAGTAGATGTTGTTTTTGTACCTCCGTCTGTTTTTTCTACACTAAAACCAGCAGGGCTAACTGTTGCTCTATTAAGATTAAGAACAGGGTCTACTGTGCCTGTAGTTTCTGCAGCAATTGCCATTTGCATTGCATCAGTAGCATCTAACCTGCTATCTCTTGCAAGTAATGCATTTGCTGTTTGAATAATGCGTTCTTGTTGAATGGCTGCTGCTTGATCTGGATCAATTAAACCAGCACGAATACGCTCTTGTTCTCTAAAGTCTTCTGCGCTTTGCTGCACAGTTTTACCCGGATCACGAACAGTGGCACTTTGAACTTGTGTAGTAGTAGGCATAGTGCCATCATCTGCAATATTACCAAACTCATCTATGTCATCATATGTTTTAGGATTTATAAATTCAGATGCGATTTGACCTAAACTACGCATATCTTTTTGGCCTGACACAGTACCTGTTTCGGCATCACGATAACCTGTATAAATTTCTTGACCAAAAGTATTTAACGTACCTTTTAAATCTTCAGTGCTAAGACCTCTATCTTTTGCTAACGCATCATAGTTATAATCTTTAACAGCCTGACTAATTTCATTATTCTTTTTAAACCCTGATATAATTGTGGATATAGGACTAAGCAATCCTGCAATGCCGGGGTCAGGATATTTTTTATCAATAGCTTCTATAGTGCCAGCAAAACTAGGATCAAGTTGTGTAAGTGCTGCAACTTGTGATTGACCACGAGTTAAACCAGCAGGATTAGGGTCTTGGTCATCAGAAGGATCATCTCTTCCCTGTGGTCTTGTTTGCACAGGAGGTGCAGTAACAGGGGGAGGTGTAGTGTCAACAGGAGGAGTTGTTGCATCATCTGCTGGTGAATATCCCGGTGGAATTGCAATTTGAGCAACACCATCTATAAACGGAATCATCATAACTTGACCTTCAGCATTTACATACTTACGCATTTCAGGCTCTTTAATAACCTGTCCGTATGTAGGCAAAGTTTCAAACTGTGGTCCTAAAGGTGTAAAGGCTTGCTGTACAGGAGTATATTGTTGCATAGGAACAGGAGAAGACATAGGCGGCTGTACAACAGGCGGTGCAGAATACTGTGGCATATAGTTAGCAAATTGAGATTGTTGATACTGCAATGGTTGCACTTGAGGAACGGCAGGTACAAAACCACCTATCTGCATTTCTCTAGGTTCTTCTTCTAGTTCTAAGTCTTCCATGTTAAAAGGAACACCATCAGGAATAGTTGCTTGCTCACTGTTTCCCATCTGACCCATATCTTCCATACGTTGTAGTCCAGATTTAGCTTCATCTCTTAGTGCCATCATTTTATCAAGGCCATGATATCGCACAACATCTGCTGGCATAACAAACTCACCTTCACTTAGTTGTGCAGGAATGTCATCTCGTACTTCTTTTTTAAGTGATCCTACAGGTACATCATTACCAGACACGGGGTCTTTTGATCCACCGTCATCTAAAAGACCACCTTCTTGAAACATATCCATTTGTTCGCTAAGTGCCATTAATTTCATCCCTAAGTGTTTTTAACTTACGTAATGCTGCTATTGCACCTTGTGACCTATACATCATTACATTGTCGTCAGCTTGTTCAAGTGCCTTTTGTTGCATATCAATTACAACATCTAAGTAATTATTGAACGCTTCCCATTGGCGGTTGTTGCCCACCAGCGGCTTGAGGCGGCTGAGTATTTGCTGCTTGTTGTTGTCCTTGCTCATTTCCACTAAATCCTTGTTCCCCCGGCACAGGAGCCTGTCCAGTGCCTATTGTACCGCCACCTGCACCTGTAGGGTCTAACGGGTTAGCTGCTGCCTGTGGCCCTTGTGGACCCGGTTGCGGCTGTTCCTGCTGAAACCCTTTCATAATCTCTGCCTGTAATGCGGCTTCATCCATATTGTTGGTTACTTTGTCGGGGTCTAAGTCCATAGACTTTGCAATCTCACGAATTACATATTGGAACTTAGCAAAAGGTGCTAGTGCTGGGCTGCTTGCAATCTGCAAGAACTGCATTAGGCGTTGGCTACGTACTTCGTTAGCCATAAGACTTTCTGTTCCACGTGCTTTAACTTCCAAGTCACCTTTAATTTCTTTGTCAAAGTCAAACTGCATATTAAAGCGGAAGAAACCTTCTCCCAATGGACGCAGTAGATAATCGTCTACGTTTTTAATAACTGTTTTAGTGCCACCCTGTGCCGCACCCATAAGCATAGAGATACCAGATGCAGTACGACCTACACCTGATACACCTGTTTGTCCATGTGCAAATGAGGGAAAGCCCGTGCTTTCATCTGCCAGTACACGTGCCTTATCAAAAAGCATCATATTTTCTTGTGACACATTAGGAAACTTAGTGCCAAAGATAGCCTGACCCGGTGCGCCACCCTGTCTACGGAATATCTTACCCGGATACAATGATAGGTCTTGACCCGGCACAAGGTTTGTTTCATCTACCTCTACAATCAAGTTGCCTGATAGCACAGCATTATCAACAGCCATACGCATAAAGCCATTCATCAGCGTTTGTGTGTCATCCATATTCTCTGCAATACCAATGCCAAAAAACGAATATGGGTTTAATTCATATGGTGCAGCATGGTATGGAATCTTGCTAGGCTTAAATGGGTTAAGCACCATGCGAATAAGTTTGTTATTACATACCCAGATGTTTGCTTGCAACTCATCAAAGTCTTGCAACTCATCTGGTATTTCTACGCCTTGATCCAAAAGCATTTCAGTATCGCACATGCCCCAATACTCAAGAACTTCAAAACGATCAATAGAAGACTCTGGGGCGTAGTCAGATAAGTCATCTTCCCAATACTTTTTGGTATAATTTTCACCAATCATAATACATTCGTCAATTACAGTGTCACGAAAGTATGGGCGTTTCTTTAATCCACGTAGTTGTGAACGTGACATTTTATGTCGTTCAATTACGTACTGTGCTTCATCCATGTTATTTGCATCAGGGTCAGGATAAAAATTCCAACATGATACATGTTCAACTTGTGGAACGGTTTTAAACATTGGGTTATATTCACCATCATCTCCCCAACTTGGATATTCTTTATCTGTAGCAAATGGACCTTTCATTACGCCCGTGCCAAACAGTGCCATCTCAAACGCAGCATTGCGTAAATGCTTAGATGCTCCTGACTCTTCTAGCTGGTCATGTATCTTCTTCTGCATCTTTTTAGCCGCAATCATAGCAGGGCTAAACGTAATTGCCGTAGGTGTTTTACCCGGACCTTCTTTTAACTTATCTTGCACAGGCTCTAGTTTATTTTGTACCACACCTAACTTTTCTTGTAGTGTCTGTGCAGTAGCACCGGGTTGTAAATCATTACCATCTCCAGAGAAACCATAGGGGCTAGTAGATAATGCAGTTTCCCCACGCAACTGTTCTGGTTCTTGTGGATCAAAGTTAACGTCTTCTACTACACCTTCTGGTAATTCAGTGGGTTCTACAGATAAAGGAAAACGCTGATTAGCAAACAGAACATCTACAATTTGTCCATAAGCTGCCAGCGTTTTTGTTTTTGTTACTTTTATAAATACACGTGACTTTTCTGCTTCAGTAAATTGTACATCTGGTCCATATAAACCACGATAGTTACGATATGCTCGTAGCCATCTCTCTTCATCTTGGTAACGATAATCTTCTGATCGTGAGTATCTATCCATTATAAATGGAATCATACCTGCTACATCGCTATCGTCTGTTACAGATTCATCCGTATCTTCCAATGCGATTGCATCATCTTCAATCATAATTTCATCTTCTGCCATTATGCTTCCTTTGCTCCAACTATAGTGCATTTATAGTCTATAGTTTTCCAATCACCGTCTACAGGTAATTCTTCGTGTAGTGCTTTCATTGCTATGCATTGATATTTTTCTTCAAACCATTG